GTAACTGGCGCTAACGGAGCGACTGTATCTGCTAACCCAGCTGCATTCACCCTAGCTAACGCCGTGGAACAGTCACTTAATATCTTTGATGCAATCAACGAAGCATCTAAAGATAGAGACGATCTAATTATGATCATGTCTCCAGCTAACTTCAATACTTTAAGAAGAGCATTAGTTGCACAAAACTATTACCACTATGACCAAGGCGACGGTAGATCTTTCGAATTACCAGGTGCTAACATCACAGTAGTAAAAACTTCAGGCCTTGTAGGTTCTGATTACGTAGCAGCAGGTCCTTCTTCAATGATTGTAGCAGGTACAGGTTTAGAAGATGATATGTCAACAGTACAGTTCTTTTTTGACAAAGGACAAGATGTTGTAAAATTCATCGCTAAATGGAGATTAGGTGTAGCCGTATCTCAAGTAGATCAATTCGGTACAAACGGATTAGCATAATTCAATAACTAGGGCCTTCGGGCCTTAGTTTTAACTAAAAAAACAAAGTATAAACTATGGCATGTAGCAATTTAACAGCAGGATTTACTTTAGACTGTAACGATTCTAACGGTGGTATTGACAAGATCTTTATCGCTAACGGACCAGTACAATCTATTACACAATCCTCAGGAACTATCTCAGCGATTACTGTTGGTGGTTCAGCCCTTACGCCTAGTGACTTCTTTGGTTTTGATGTTCCAAGACAAACTAGTTCATTTACCGAAACTATAAATGTATCTCAAGAGAATGGTACTGTATTTTATGACCAAGCTCTTACAATGATATTCAACAAAATGGAAGCTGCAAAGAGAGATCAGATTTTACTGATGGCTCAAGCAACTGATATGGTTGTAGTATTTAAAGACAACAACGATAAGTACTTTAGCGTTGGTGTTGAAAGAGGTGCATTCATGACAGCAGGTTCATCAGTATCTGGTACCGCTTATGGTGACAGAAACGGATATGAATTAACAATTTCTGGAATGGAAGAATCTCCATCATTTGAAGTTACTGGTAGTATAGTCGAGGCTTAATCATCGGCACTATTATATAAACAAGAAAGAGACCTTAACGGGTCTCTTTTTTTTTGAATTACAACTTGTAGTCTTTTTATATTTCTAAGTAGAAACACACATTATACAGTATGACAGCAACTATAACAGCAGAAGAAGCATTCTTTTTTATTAATAATCCTACTTCAGCACTAGATCTTAACGACACATTCACGCTTAAGTCACAATATTCACAAGAAATACTACTAACTGTAGCATCTGGTGACTGGACAATTGTTAGTGAGAATGCAAGATATGCAGAGTTTATGGTAGACTTACCAACAGATTTTGAAGATAAACACTATAATGGTTATTATACATGGGCATTAGGTCCTTATACTGACATTGTAAAAATAATTACAAAGCCTGGAGGTGATACTGGTACGGTAGATTATGTTTCAGATAACGAGAACCGTGAGGCAGATACATACTTTAGACCAAATTATTAAAACATAATATGAGAAACACGAACCCAGAAGGATTATATAGTATTAAAGGTAGCAAATTTGAAGCGCTAGACTTACCTGTAATCCAAGAACAAAGAGGAAAAGACTACATTAAGTTTGGTATAGATAATCTATTCCCACAGCAACTAATCGGCTTATACGATAGTTCTGCAATGAATCACACATGTATTGACGCTATTAGAGACGGTATCTTTGGAGAAGGTATTAAAGACTATGGTGGAGAATACATTAACACTGATGGAGATACTATTGACGAGATATTCTCTAGAATCAGTTTAGACTACACATTATTTGGTGGTTACTCACTAAACATTATATGGAATAAAGAAGGCACTAGAATTGCTGAAATTTACCATTTACCATTTGCAAACGTAAGATCAGGCAAGCCGGATGACGAAGATAGAATACATTCTTACTACTATTCATCTGACTGGTCACAGATTAGAAAATATAAGCCAGTAGAATATAAAAGTTATGATCCGACAGATACGAAGAAAGATAGCGCAAGTCAAATCTATTATTGCAAAAACTACAACCCAGGTCAAGAGATCTATCCTTTACCCGCTTATATTGGTGGTGTTAATGATATTCAGCTTGATGCGAGGGTGTCTAGGTTCCACAACGCAAACATCTCTAATGGACTCGCACCAAGTATGTTCGTACAATTTAGAAACGGCATACCTAATCCCGAAGAGCGTAGAGATATTTACAGAGAAATAGAAGACACATTCAGTGGAGAAGAGAATGCTGGTAGATTCTTCTTGGCTTTTTCTGAGCCAGGTAAAGAACTGCAGGTGACACCAATCGAGAATGCTAACGATGACTACTACTTGACGCTCGAACAAAGAATAACGTCACGAATCCTTACTGCACACCGTATTACTTCTCCACTTCTTTTAGGTATTAAAGACGGCGCAGGTTTCTCTAGTAACTCAGACGAAATCATTACATCTTACTCACACTTTATGAATACTGTAGTAAGACCTAAACAATCTAAAATTATTGATACATACGGTTATATTCTAAGTCTTGCAGGTTTTAATGTAAAATTAGAAGTAGAGCCAGTACCAATGATAATCGGAACTGAAGCAGATGATCCTGCTTTACAAGAAGACATAACAAATATAGCAAACGACTAATATGGCAAATACAGCATTACTAGTATCAGAACAAAGAATGAAGCAGTGGACTCAGTTAGACGACAATGTTCGTATGAATGAGATTACACCTTTTATTATACAGGCGCAAGACATTTATATGCAGGCTACTTTAGGTACGAAATTATACAATAGACTTAAAGCAGGTGTAATTGCTGATGACTTAACAGCTGATGAAAAGACATTGCTTAATGACTACATTGGGCCAACTCTAATGCAATATAGCCTGTATTTAATGTTACCAAGCATTAAGTATAAGATAGCTAACCAGGGCATACTGAATGGCACTACAGAAGAGACTTCACCTACTACGCTAGATGAATTACAATATATTAGACAATCGACATTAGATACTGCAGAATTTTACAATAAAAGATTAATTAAATTCTTTTTTGATAATCCAAGTATGTTTGCAGATTATACGAACCCAGGTACAGACGGAATGACACCAGACAAATCTAATCCTTACTTTAGTGGATTAGTAGTACCTCACTCAAATTTAAAATATTATGAAGAGAAATACGGAAACTGTTCGGACTGCGGTCCTTCCACGACAATCGTCGGCGACTAAGCAGAATATTAAAAAATTAAAAGTTGCTCTTAAGAAATTAAACAACTCTAACTAAAATTATATTTCTAAGTAGATGGATATATTATCAGTAACAAAAGACTACGTAGAGTGTGCCTCAGGCGGTGCAGTAACTACTCCTACCAATGGTAGTTGGATTTCAGCATACGCACTTTATTTAGGTGCTACAACCATTGTAAATGGTTCATGGCTACAAACATTATGTGCTCAGTTAAGTATAACCACACCAGTTAATGGTAGTTGGGTTATTGCTCTAGCTGCACATTACGGTATAACAGAACCTAAAAACGGCACATGGTGGTATGCAATTGCTGATCATGCGTGTAACGGTGGAGCGCCTGGCGTACCATTCGTATGGAATACAAACACAAATAACTGGGAAGCTGAGACTAGAACTTGGTCCCTAACGTAAATAATTAAAACAAGAATATGGCTGCATTAACAGGAAATTCAATAGATTCAAGTTACCAGGGTCTAATAAAAACAACAGATAACGGAGTTATCTCCGCTACTGCTAAAGCCGTTACAGACGGTTTAGGTAACGCAACAAATATAGAAATTAGCAACACGGCTACTAACTTTGTTAGTGGTACTGTAGATTTTACAGGTTCAACTGTAAGTGGTTTACCAGGTGGCGCAGCAGGTCTAGAGAACGGTACAGGTACTGACTCATTACAGTCTGCGGCTGCTCTAACTACTAACGCAGCAGATGCTGCTAATGTAAATTCAGTCGCGTTAGGAGATAATGCAGCTGCAACAACTGATGGAGGTATTTCTATAGGACATGACACAAGAGCATACGGTAACGCTAGCTCAATCGCTATCGGTGATGACGCTGACGGACATAACGGTGGTGTAGGTATCGGTGACGGTGCACAAGCATATTATGGTTCAGTTGCAATCGGTAAAGGAGCCA